CTTAATTCTTTGACCGCTGAATCTCAAATAGAAAAACTATTCCCAAGCGCTACTGCCGTTAATACTGGCGCAGGAATTACGCCAATGACGTTTGGTAGTCCTTTCCTTTCGGTGACTCCACCGGGGACTTCTGCTGGGCCGACTACGCCATTGGACGTTCCGCCAACCACTCAACTGGTTGCCCAGCCTGGAGACAATACCGGCCTTCCGGCAGGCACGCCTTATCTTCTTGGGCCTCAAGGGCCAAAAGCAATTGGCGCACCAAAGTCGCCGCCAATGACTACAGGCGTCGCTCCTCAAGTTGCTAGCACTTTGCAATCCAGCGCAACAGCTGCAAATGATGATTGGAAGCAAACGTTGCAAACAGCCCAAATGGCTCCACAAAGAATTGCAGTATTCCAAAATATTAAGAAACTTGCGCCGGAATCATTTACTGGAGTCGGCGGCGAAAGAAAAGCATTGCTTGCTGGTCTTGCGCAATCTGTTGGAATTCCTGCGTTTGAATTGGAAAAAACAGCCACAGATGAATTGGTAAAAAACACCAAGCTATTGGCAATAGCAGGCGGCAATACCGATGCCGCTAGGCAATTGGCGGAAGTTGCTAATCCAAATTCTAAAATGACATTAAGCGCAATTAAAGGCGTTGCAGATCAATTGATTGGTGTAGAAAAAATGAATACGGCAAGATTTAATTATCTTATGCCGTTTAGAGAAGACCCAGCTACCTATCAACAAAAAATGGCTGAGTTTACTCCATTAATGGATTCTAGGCTTTATCAAGAAATAAGCCCTGCCGAGTTTAAGAAATTAGTAAATTCAATGTCTGCTGCTGATAAAGCAGATATAAGCAGCAAAATTAAACTTGGCATGAGATTGGGAGTTATTAAATAATGGCAACTTTTGCTGAACTTTGGAGTGCGTCTGAAGCGGCGGCGCCAACGGCTCCCGGTCAGACAAAAGCGCCAGCTACCGTAACGCCACAAAAAACATTGGGGCAGGCAGACTTAGCAGGAGAAATTCAAAGACTGCAAACAAACTTGCGCGATGCCGTGCCTGGAAGTCCGCTGCACACAAGGACGCAGCAATACCTTTCTGAAGCACAAAAAGAACTTGGCGGCGCTGCTCCGGCGGCAACGTCAATCGCGCCTGCAATCGCACCCGCACCCGCACCCAATTCCACAGAACCCCAAAGTTTTGTTGATCTTTGGAAAGCATCTGAATCAGGCCAGTCTCAAGCCCCGGCCCCAGCGCCTGCCGCTGCTCCAGTAACCGCCGCACCAGCCGCGCCAAAGAGCAAGATTGGCGCCCTGACAGAATCCACCCTTGGCAGCATTGCCGGAGGCCTGGAGGCCACTGGCGCCATCGGTGGCGGCTTGCTGGCGCAAATCCCGGCGGGACTGCGCGGTCTCTACGAGCTGGCGACCACGCAAGACCCGGCCAAGGCGGCCAAGGCGGTTGAGGAGACGCACAAGTTCCTGACCGAGAAGTTGCAACCCAGCACGCCAGAAGGTCAAAAATACCTCAAGGCCACCGCCGAGGCGATGGGCAAGCTCAATATTCCCGCCGAAGCCATCGGGCAATATGCGCTGGAGAAAACCGGATCTCCTGCAATTGCCACGGCGTCTGAAATTCTGCTCAACCCGCTGAACGCGATTGGTGCTGTCGGGCCTGCGGCCAAGGCACTCGGCGCTGGCGCCAAGGCAGCCGCCAAAGCGGCCAAGGCAGGCGGAGCAGTCGGGCAAGATTTCTCGGCCACTGCCGAGGTGCTGCGCACTCAGTTCCAAAACAGAATTGAAGCTACCTCGGACGCCATCCGGGCACAAAGGGCTGGCGGCGTTGCTGCGGCCCCGGCGGTGCCTGGCGCCGTTGTGCCTGCGGCCACTCCCGCAATGGCGGCTGTCCCAACTGCGCAGCCTGGCGGTCGCCAGTCAGTCGGCGCTGCTGCGGTTGATGCCGAGACCGGGCGGGTTGCGCAGGCGCAGCAACTCTACGATCCGATCGCTCTGTCCAAGGACCAAGCAACCCGCAATCCGGCGGATGTTCGCTTCGCTCGCGAGACCGCAAAAGACCCGGTATTCGGCCAGGCGCTGCAAGAGAAGTACGCCAGCGACAATGCCAAGCTCATCAACAACTTGGACATTCACATCAACAAGACTGGCGCCGATCTCACCGGCGTTGGGGCTGGCGAGCTAGGCAAGGCGCTAACCGATGTGGTGACGCCGTACCAGGCAGGCATCAAGGGCGCAATTGCCCCGGCATACGACGCCGCTCGAGCGGCTGGGCAGATGGCCGAGCCGGTGGATGTGGCGGTCTTCCGCAACTACCTCAAGGACCACCAGGCCGAGGCTATCAATGCGCCAGTCCTCAAGAGCGTAGAAGCCAAACTCAAAAGCCTGACCGAAGGCAAGACCACCATTTCGGTCAATGACCTCGAGGAAATTCGCAAGATGACCGGCACGTTGGCGCAAGACTCAGCGCCGAATGCGTACTACGGGCGTCAGGTCATCAAGATGATTGACAAGGCCACCGAGGGCAAGGGTGGGCCGTTGTACCAGCAGGCTCGCAAGCTCAATGCCGATTACATGCGCGAGTTTGAAAACACGCCGGTCATCAAAAACATCTTGGCTATGAAGCCTGGCAAGACTCAGCGGGCGGTCGCCATTGAGGATTTGGTCGAGAAGTCCATGCTCAAAGGCCCGCGCTCGGACGTGGAGCAGCTGTTCGCATCGCTGAACAAAGCCGGCCCGCAAGGCCAGCAGATGGTCAACGAACTGCGCGGATTTGTGGCGCAGAAGATTCGCGACGAGGCCACCAAAAGCGTCACCAAAGATATCAATGGTCTGCCCTACGTCAGCTCGCACAAGCTCAATTCCATCATTACCGATCTGGACCGCAGCGGGAAGTTGGACTATATCTTTGGCAAAGAGCTGGCGGACAAGTACCGCACGATCAACGATGTGGCTAAGGATGTTTTGACTGTCCCGCAGGGGACAACCAATCCATCTGGCACGGCGTCCACCATGTTGGCGGCAATGACAGAAATGGGTGTACAGGCCGCAACAACCGGAATTCCTGTGCCGGTGGCAATGGTGGCCAAGCATCTATACGGCAAGCGCCAGGCCGCCAAGAAGAATACCAAGATCAACGAGTTTATCAACTACACCCAGCCACCACCATGATCCCATCCCTACCCCAAGACAAGGCCAACCACTTCTTCTATGGCAGCTTGATCTTCCTAGCCGCCCTGGCCATCCTGCGCCGCCCTGACGCCGCCTACGGCCTCGTGGTGCTGGCCGCAGTGGGCAAGGAGGCCATCGACAAGCTATCCAACATGCGAGCCGTCAGAGCGGGCCTAACACCCACGCACGGGGTAGAATGGTTCGATGCCCTGGCAACCTGCGCCGGCGGGGCGGTGCCACTGCTTGCAAGGATGATCTGATGGATTCTCAGCACTTGATTGACTTTGGCCTGGCCACTGTTTGCGCCGTCACCGGATGGTTCGCGCGGGAGTTGTGGTCAGCGGTCAAGGAGCTCAAGGCCGACCTGGGGCGGCTATCGATAGAGCTACCCAAGACCTATGTGACGCGGGACGATTACAGGTCAGACCTTAAAGAGATTCGCGACCTGCTGGGGCGCATCTTTGACAAGCTGGACGGCAAGGTCGACCGCTCATAGTAGCGCCGAGATACCCGCAGTCACCATCTCGCTCTTGAGCTTCGACGGGTTGGTCTTCGCCATCACCCGCAACGCCACGGCGGCAAACGTCTCTATCCCGGCCCAAGCGTCCTCCAGATGCGGATCATTGAGCGCCAGGATGTGCGCTCTGATTGTCAGAACGTCGGCCATGTAGGCGTCCCTGATCGCGTCTATCGCCGCTTTGGTCGGCCTCACAGGAACGCCGCCAGTTGCCAGATTGAGTTCGGTGCGTTAATCCTAAACGGCTTCGCTACCCGCTTTGGCGCCAGTTCTGATGCGGCCTGGCGGGCGGCGATCTTTGCTGCCCTGCGATCCCTGCAAGCCTTGTGCTGCAACTTGCGCTTCGACCAACGCCCAGCGTCTAGCTCTGCCGCTCGTTCAGGCGATGCCCATCGCGCAGTGACGCCGGAGCCGGCAACGCCCAGCAGCCGCGCCTTGCGGGCAAAACACAAAATCTTGCGGGCCTTGTCGAGCGAGATCGCCATGCGTAGATGCATGTCGACCGTGCTGACGCCGTTGGGGTACTCGCGTACCAGGTTGGCGGCAAGATGCATCAGCAGTTCGGTGTCAGAATGCATCATTTGAGCCCCCTATGTGCCGCAGTGCGCACTCGTAGTGCTTCGGCCCCCATGACCAACAGTCAGGGCCGTGTGTACCAATGTGGCCATTTCTGGCGTCTTGGTATTTCAGTTCGCGCTTGAGGCGCTCGTTCTCTGCTAAGGCATCGCCCAGCAGGAGGTCTAGCTTGCGTTCGGTTTCAGTCATATTATTCCCAGCCACAAACTGTAATCAGCCCACACCATCCAAAAGATTATTAACATGCGTTCTTCTCCTTTAACTTTGCTTCTGCCCGCCCAATAAAGTCCACAATATCACTCTTAAAAGCTTGTTTTGTGGTTCCAGATCGTACCGCCTACCGCCATCCATGCGTAAGGTTCAATCATGGTTCAATCCCAAAATGGTTACAGATCAGCAGCTTGACGTTTCCGGTATAACCGGTGCTCAATTCTGCGCACTCCCTAACAATGAGGTCTGCAAACCGCTCAATGCCGGCATAGTCAGTTGAGAAATCTTCCCGTCCACGGTGGTCAACGTAAACGTCGAAGCAACCGTTTATAAATGTTCGGATTCGTTCGTTCACGATGCAACTCCCTTTGTCTTTTCAAAAGTTCTCAAGCCACCAAGCCCAAGCATCCCCAACATCAGTTGCCAAAGGTTGTCATCAATGCCAGGCAGCGTAGGCAAAGGGTGGTCGAGCACAATGCCGGCCCACTGCACCAGCGGCCTGGCGATGTACTGACACGCCAAGGCCGCAGCGCAAACCCAACCGATGGCTGGGCGCCAACCGCTCGTGAACGCGCTGGGGCTAGACGCCTCGGCCTTGTTGGTGTCAAGTTGGCCTTGGACAATGGCGACCTGGGCGGCAAGCTGCGCCGCCTCGGCTGCGCTCTTGTCGGGCCAGATGCGGGTGATGACGGTCTGCGCCAGTTCGACGCCTGCGGTTAGAGGGTCTATTGACATTCTTCGCTCCTTTGTCTTTTAAGAAGTGGGCCTTGCCGAGCCGGTAAGAAGCGGCCTTTCGGTTTAATAAATGTCCGCGTTGGCGTTGTGAGTCCAACACCCCGGCGAGCATCGTAGAGCGAACCGGTAACAATGTCGGCCCAGCAAATTTTTCCGCCTACGTGGATGAGAGCGCACTGGCGTTCGCCAGGATCGCCGCCACGGTAGTCCGTAATGTTCAACACGGCCAGCGGCTGCTTTAGCCAAAAATTGCCCCAGTCGCCGCGTTTGCTCTTGGCCACCGATGGGTCAAGCATTGGGTTAACCAACCACCAGCCCTCCGGTGAAATTTGGAATTTTCCATATGCTGCTTTTTCTACTTTTGCCATTCGCCAGTCTCCATTTGCTTGGCCATGCGGGCCGCCCGGCCAAAGGTTTGCTTGGCCCAGGCGCTGTCCATCATCTCTGCGGCGGCCTCGGCGAATTGCCCATCCTCCACGCTGCCGAGCGTGCGCTTGAACTGAAGCAAACCCTTCAGGCCCATCTGGAATGCCATGCCAATCAGCACAGCCTGGCGGGCGTCGTTCAACCTCTCCATCCAAGGCAGCGCAGCCAGTACCGTCTCGTAGTTGCGCTTGATGTCGTTCTCAAGCAGGAAGTCAATCTCTTCGTTGGACAACCCGCCGCCCTTGCGCGAGTCGATCAACCGGCCCACGCCGATAGTCCAGTACCCGAGCGAGTCTTGGTAGGCGCAAGACTCGGCACCTTCTTCGCGTAGCAGTTGGGTCTTCAGGTCCATAACGTCACCCCCCACGCCAGTGCCAAGACCCAAAGAATAAAGATGGCGGCGCGGTTGAACCAACTCCATCTGTTGCGGTAATGGGTGATGGCATAGCCGCCGCCACCGAAGGCTTCGTCAAGCGATCTACAGAAGCGGCGAGTTGTTCCGTTGTGCTGAACCGGTGGTTGTTGTAACACTCATATCTCCTTCTGGTTGAATTGTCGGGCGCGGCCCGAGTCGAAAGCACGCCGGCTGGCGCGTTACAGCGAGGGCATTGCATAGAGCGGCACCGCAGTGCATCCACGGTCCACCCAATACTGCATCTCCTCTTTGCGCCGGGTAAGCAAGATGCAGACTTCGCCTTCGCTGACCATCCAGCCAATGTGTGTCATGCTATCGCTCATGTCTTTGACCTTTCTGGCCACCAATCGGGCCGTGGATACCACCTAACGTCTTTTGCGTTCTTGTCGACCCGGTTGCCGTACACTTTTACGGCGCTGATGCCGTCAGAGTCAAAGCACGGCCAGGACCAGTGCTTACCGTCCCACCAACGCAGCCAGTGTGGGCCGCACGGCCACCATCCTATGCTTGGTGGCTTATTCATCATCGTACCCACCATCGCCATCAAATCGTTCTTGCTCGTCCAGAGCAAGCAACTCAATTGCCTCAATCTTGTCCGGGCTTAAAAGGCCCAGAATGTCCACGTCCTTGATGTACGCCGCCGCCAGGCACATAGTGCTGGGGTAGTCTGGGTGGTCGCCATGGCCAAAGCACTCGGGCTCGTAGTCCAGGTGGCAGACCAAGGGCTGGTCTACATCGTCTATGTTGTAGACGAACTCTACGCTGTCCAGCGGGCAGGATGGGGCGCCGTTCATGACAGCGCCAGGAAAAGGAAGGTGGCGCCGGCTAGCCCGAGGGCTATGGCGAAGAGGGCATCAGAGATCATTGGGGCTCCTTAGTGCCCGGCGCTGGGCCGGGCTGGGTTGAATTAGGCGGGGCAACCTGCAAGCCACCAGCGAGCAACTTGAATGGCTTGAGGGCGGCAATCCAGTTCGCAGAACACGCGAGCTCCATCAACGTAGACTGAATACTCGTGATCGGTGCCAAAGTTGATTTCGTAGATCAAAACACGTTGGCCGGCTTCGCTGGTCATGCGACCAATGCAGCGCTCGTCGGGGCTATCAACGTCGTGGCCTGAATCGCCGCGATCAAATCCGTCCCAGCGGCTGTTGCAGGGTGCGCTGTGGGCGAGGTGTTCTTCGTAGTGGTTCATGTTGGCTCCGGTCCGGTTGCGGGTTGGTGTGAGAAGGATATTACCCAAAAAAAAGCATCAAATTCTAGGTACAAACCCCAGGTTTCGCATCTTTTCTTTAGCATCTTCCTGCCCGCGCCCGACGATCACATGGTGCCCCAGGCCGATCAAGTAGTCGTGCCAATCCCGCTGCTCTGGCGAGACGCTGCCGCCGGTCTCTCTCTTCATTTCAATCCACAACAACCAGGCTGGGACGAACAGGTCAGGCACGCCAGCCGAGACGCCCTCGGCCTTCAGACGTCCGGCGGCGGCGATGCCTCTCAAGCCTCCATTGGGCACCGCGAAAACCCTCACCCCGCAAGCCTGGCGTATCCATTGCACCAGCTCGCGCTGTTCTTCGTGTTCTGTTTTCAAAATGGCAGATCCATTACCCACTTGTTGCAGACGTTCGGCGTGGCGGCGAAGTCCTCCGGCGGCTCCTTGAAGAACTCCACGCACAAACCATCCGTGCCGTAAAGCTCGCAGGTGTGGCAGCACTTGGGCGGCCCGGCCTTGAGCATCTTGTAATAGATCGTCACGATCTCAGGCTGTTTGTGGCGCATCTAGTTTCCATTTTCTTTGAAGCACACGGTGAAATTTACCGTCCATCTTGAACTCAATCATGTCTGGCGGCTCCCCGCAGGACAGGATATCGGCCACCACGTCTAGCGGGTTGTAGAGGTCTGACACAAGCACATCGGCATCCACAGCAATCGTTGCCACAACCCGCCTGGCCTTTTCGCCCGCATAGCCTGGATTGTTGATCGGCATGTATTCCGACACTGGCGCATCGGACAGCGCACCGTAATAGGTGACCATCAACATCTCTTGCCCGCTGGCTCGGCTGACATGCTTGCGCCAACGCCAGGCGGTTACCGACATTTCCTTGCCCGCCAGTCCCATAATGTCATCGTTCTGGAGCTTGAGTTTCTTGATCTCCGGCTCCGGGAAAGGATGCCCGCAGGCAGGGCATACACGAGCCGCCAGGGCGCAGAGTTCCTGGCAGTTGTCGCATATCTTCACTGGCGCTGCGCCTTCCTTGTCGCCCTTCTTGTTGGGCGGTCGGACGTGGGTGATGGGGCCGTGCGTTGCTACCACCGCCGCAAAATCTAGCACGAGGCAGTGATCGGTGTGGCTCTTGGGCCGCAAACCCCGGCCCGCCATTTGGACGTAGAGGCCTGGGCTCATCGTGGGCCTCAACATAGCGATCAGGTCAATGTCCGGGTAATCAAACCCGGTGGTCAGGACGTTGGCGTTGGTCAGGCAGCGGATGTTCCCCGCCTTGAATTCGCCGATGATGCGTTCGCGTTCGCGCCTGGGCGTTGCGCCGGTGATGCAGTCCGCCACGATTCCGAGCTCGTTGAGCTTGTCGCATATGTTCCAGGCGTGCTGGACGCCAGAGCAGAAAGCTAGCCAGGCCTTGCGATCACCGGCGATCTTGATGATCTCGCGCGCGACGGAATTGTTCTGATCTGCGGTGTCCACTGCGGCCTGCAACTCGGCCTCGATGAACTCGCCGCCGCGCTTGTGAACCCCGCTGGTGTCCAGCTGGGCCGTGGTGTGCTTGGAGCGTAGCGGCGCCAAGTGGCCGAGGCGCACCAGCTCGAGGATGTTGGTGGGCTCAATGAGCTCGCGGAAGATTGCCGGCTCGTCGGTAATCATTCCGTGGCCGAGGCGGTAAGGTGTTGCGGTGAGGCCCACCACCCGCAGGCGCGGATTGATTGCCAGCAAGTCGGCCAGCAGGCTGCGATAGCCGCCTTGGTCTTTATGCGCGATTAGGTGGCACTCATCAACTAGCACTAGATCAACGTGGCCCAGCAGCGCGGCTTTCTTGCGTACCGACTGGATGCCGGCAAAAGTGATTGGCTCGCCCAACTGCTTCTTTCCAATGCTGGCGCTG